AAGTACGAAATACAAAAAATTATAGGGCATTCAGAAGTAGAAAGTACAAAACAATGTCCATCATTTGATGTACAAGGATGGTTAGATAAAAATGGCTTGGTTTAGTTTAGCAAAGATTGCAATAAACGCTGGAACGCATATATATAAAAAACGTAAAGAAACTCAAATGCTAATGGCAGATGCACAGAATATGCATGCTGCTAAAATGGCAAAAGGTGAAACAGAGTATCAAGGTAAATTGTTAGAAGCAAGACAATCAGATTGGAAGGATGAGTTTGTTCTTATAGTGCTCACGTTGCCCATCCTGGTGATTGCTTGGGGTGTCTTCTCGGAGGATCCTGATGCATCTGCAAAAATAAAAGAGTTCTTCGATCAGTTCCAACAGCTGCCGACCTGGTTCACTAATTTGTGGATTCTTGTCGTGGCTAGCATTTTTGGTATAAAAGGTACACAAATATTCCGTAACGGGAAAAAGTAATGTCTAAACCTGAGTATCAGGACATCATAAGTGAATACAAAGAACAGGTTAGAATCCTGAAGCAAGAAGTTGCTGAATTACAAGATGCTGGTAAGTCTAAAGATAGTGCAAATAAACGTACACTACAAAAACTTGAGCATGTAACAAAAGATTTAGAAGATGCAAATAAAAAAATAAAACAATTGGAGGAAGATCATGATAAAAAAAATGATACAAAAGATTAAAGATCTTTGGCAAAAATTTGTAGACTGGCTCTTTACTTTTAAGAAGTGAAAATAGCTTTAGCATTCATATTGTGTTCATACGTTGCAGACACTTGTTTGCCTCCTGCTGTTTATCATGAGCAATTTGATACAAACTATGAGTGTATGATAACTGGATATAATGAATCACTTAAAAAAATAAAAGAGATAGGTCCAAAAGAAGTAAATCAATACGATATGTACATTAAATTTGGTTGCTATAAAATAGTTGATGAGCAAAACACATGATGAAAAAATTAGAAGTAAGTTCTGAATCTGGCATTAGCATGCCTATCAAAAATTTAATATCTATAGTAGGTGCTGTAGCTGTTGGTGTATGGGCATATTTTGGAGTAGTAGAAAGACTAAATCGTCTAGAGTCTGATAATAGACTAATGCACAAAGATTTAGAAAAAGCTGTAGAGTTTTCTATTAAATGGCCTAGGGGTGAACTTGGTTCATTGCCCGCTGATGCTGAACAATTTTTATTAATCGAGGATGCTCTAAAAGATATAGAGGATATACAAGAAGAATTAAAAGAAAGTAGACATAATGCTACTAATATATCGAGATTACAAAAAGATGTAGATAGATTAATGAATGAATTAGAAAAATTAAAAGATAAAGTTAGGGAGAATGGAAGTCATGACTGAAATAGTAGTAGCATTAATATTAACATTAAATGGAAATATTATAGAGCATGTTTACAAAGATAAGATGAGTTCATGCCTTAAATCTAAGAGGATTGCTGAGAGAGAAGTAAATCCAGATCGTGTAGTATTTACTTGTAAAAAAGTTAAAGCAGAAACAGAAATATATTTAGGACAAAAAAAAATATTAAGGATAATAAAATAATATGTATTTAAATGCTAATATACCCCCAATAGAATGTTATGTTCGAGGTAATTATTTAAGAGATCAAAAAGATTCACATGATAAATATTTTGAATGTGTAGTATTTGGATTTACATCCATACCAAAACAAGTACCTCTATTTCATTATATGATGACAGATGGTGGTATATGGTGGAGAGCACCTATATCTGCGTTTTGTAAAAAACCTGGAATAAAAGAACTACCACTTAATGAATTAATGTTATGGGATTCTTTTAGTTATAATATAAGTGTAACTAGATTTTACCAACTACAAGGGTGTAAAATGATATACACATCCAGAAGAAAAAAACAAAGAGAAGGCACATATTTATTTACAATAGATTGGTGTGCTGGTGACTATAATGAATTAGATTTTGGTTATGCAGAAAAACCAGATCAACACAAGTGTGGTCATGTAATAGAATTAGATGATGGTAATTATGCAATTCAACCCAACAATAGACTAAGGATATTTGATCCTTCTATGGCAGCTGACCCAAGCAAACCTCTCATTCATAGACTAGTTAATACTAGAATATGGTCTGTGGAAGATACATCAAAATGGATAACTGACGAAAATGAAGAAGGTAGTTATGATTACGATTATAAGGAGATAAAAGATGGCGAAGAAAAAAAGCACAGTAAATAAAGCTGGTAATTACACTAAGCCTGGTATGAGAAAGCGATTATTTAATCAAATAATGGCTAGTTCAAAGGGTGGAAAGCCTGGACAATGGTCGGCAAGAAAAGCCCAGATGCTAGCGAAAAAGTATAAGGCAGCAGGTGGGGGATATAAATAATGATATCTTTTATTAAAAAAATTTTAGGTATAAATAATTTAGAATATAAAATTAGATTACTTGAAAGAAAAAACTATTGGCGAGAAAAATACAATGGTAGCAAAAGTATCAACAATTAAAGATAAAATAAAAAAAGGTAAAAAACTAGGATTTAGTGAACGTGCTCGTGCAGTAAATAAAGGTTTATTACCAAGTAAAGCAAAGAAAAAAAATGGTAAAAAAAATAAAAAAAGTAGCTAAAGCATTAAAGAAAGCATCTGCTTTACATAAGAAGCAGAGTAAAGTTATTGAAAAGCATATTAAAGAAATGAAATCTTATGGCAAAAAAAAGAGATCCTAAAGTAGGCACAGGTAAAAAACCAAAAGGATCTGGTAGGAGACTTTACACAGATGAGAATCCTAAGGATACTGTTGGAATTAAGTTTGCGACTCCTACTGATGCTCGTAAAACTGTTGCAAAAGTTAAGAAGATATCTAAACCATTTGCAAGAAAAATACAAATCTTAACTGTAGGAGAGCAAAGAGCAAAGGTCATGGGTAAAACGCAGGTAGCAGCTATATTTAAAAAAGGTAAAGAATCTATAAGAAAAGGGAGAAAAACATAATGGCACTTGCAAAAAGTCAAAGGAGTCTTAAAGCATGGGGAAAACAGAAATGGAGAACGAAATCAGGCAAGAAATCTTCAGAGACAGGGGAGAGATATCTGCCAGAGAAAGCTATAAAAGCTCTGTCATCTGCGGAGTATGCGGCAACGACAAAAGCAAAACGCCAAGGAACAAAAAAGGGCAAACAGTTTGTGAAGCAACCGAAAGGGATTGCAAAAAAAACAGCTAAATACAGGAGGTACAGCTAATGCCAGGACACTACGGAAAAATGATGAATAAAAAGAAAATGAATAAAAGTAAAAAAGTAACAGGTAAAAGAAAAAAACTTGATGCTAACAAAGATGGCAAATTAACTAAAGAAGATTTTGCTATGCTTAGAAAAGGTAAAAAGAAAAAAGCATAATGAGAAAAGGATTATACGCTAACATACATGCTAAAAGAAAACGTGGCGGTAAGATGAGAAAGAAGGGTGCTAAAGGTGCACCTACTGCCGCACAGTTTAAAAGAGCAGCGATGACAGTTAAGAAAAAATAATGGTAGCAAAAAAATATCAGAACCCATCAGGTGGATTAAATGAAGCAGGTCGTAGATATTTTAAAAGAACGACTGGTGCTAATTTAAAAAGACCTAGCAAAAAGGTTGGTAACAAGAGACGTGCTAGCTTTTGTGCGAGGATGAAAGGTATGAAGAAAAAATTAACTTCTGCTAAAACAGCTAATGATCCTAATAGCAGAATTAATAAAGCACTTCGTGCTTGGAACTGTTAGTATAAAATAAAAAAGGGGAGCCATAAAGACTCCCCAACGCAGGCAACGATAAGACACACAGAGAATTTACTCTGGGTGTCTTTTTTTTTGCACGATTGTAAATTTATATTTTCTGTATAATTTGTTTAATGTCATCTTGTAGTTTCTTCCCCACTGAGTTAGCATGATTTATTACAGCAGCACATAAGTTACCATGATATGGATGTGACTTTAGTGCTTCTCTAATTTTACCTACAGGTTTACCACCATAATCAATTACTATTGCGTTTTCTCTATTTAAGCCTATCTTTAACTCAAACAATATACCAGTATATTTATCTATACTATTTTTTTCCGTCATTGCTTTCTCCTTTAAAAGGTGTTAGTTTAGATAGTGCAGCCATTATATTTGCAACTTCACCATATGGTCTACTCATTAAATATCTCATAATATCCATAAGTAATTCAGATGTTACAAGATATGTTTTGGGGGTAGCTTGTTGTTTATTTTCCATTTATCCTCCTATTAAAATGGTATATCATCATCAAAATGACTATTCAATGCTCTCATCTTATCTTCTGCATCAACTATTATAGTGAGTAATTTATCTACTTCTTCTAAATGTTGTGGATGCTCACCTATACCCACAGGTCTTTCAAGATATATGTTGGCAGTTGTCTTTGCCTGTTCTATATCTGCTTCATATTTTTTTCTTAATGCTTTTACTATTAACGATCTTATATCCATTACCATGCTCCTTTAAATTGATAGTATTTATTTTCTACCATATCTTCATCAACAAGATATGGATTATGTTTTGCAGCTTTAGATTCTCTAGCATCTCTTATAGTTTGATTAAGAGTTCTACCATCTCTAATGCATGCAGAAACAAAGTCTTCTACTTCTAGTACTGCTTGTTTAACCTGCCCCATTACTTACCTCCTTTACTAGTCTGTTTAAATACCACTGTGCTTTCTGTAAATCTTCTAGTGGTTCTCCTTTAAATTTATATCTTGCAACATACTTCAAGATATTACCTTTTAGATATCCATGAAACTCATCATTAGTCATACAGTCACATATAACATCAATAGTTTCTTTTTTACCATGCATATAATGCACTGGTCTATTTACATTATCAACTTCCATATTCTCTCCTAACAGTTTTGATATCAATTGTTTCTAGATTATAGTTACCATTCTTCACTTCTCTTTTAACTATCAAACCACTCCACCACATATGTTGTGTATCTCTAGCAAAGAATTCTTTATGACTAAGATAACAACCTGCAGACATAGCATGTAGTTTTCTACCATTTGGTAATGTAGATATAGCATAATCTAACAAATGACTATGACCCACTGTAGCAGAAACTTTGTGTTTTGTCAAGATAGATCGTGCAATATTTTCACCAGATATAGCAGAACCCATGATACCAGATGGTAAATGGTGAGAGTAATGCACACCATCTATAACTTTTATATCTTTATACTTAACTTCTTTCCAACCATATTTCTTAAACTTTAGATCATCAATACTAATAGATCCTTCTAACTCTGGATTTTCTTCTACAAATCTATCAATACGATCCTCATGATTACCATGAATCATAATCTTTTTAGGTCTATGGCTACCTAATCCTTGATTAAATAAAGACAATGCTTCATGCGAATGATCCATATCTTTTCTATATCTTCTACCTTCAAATGATTTCTTACCACGATCATAACTAGATAGAGAATCCATACTACAAAAATCACCCATACATATTACATGGGTAACTTTAAAATCTGCGGCTAGTCTACCTGCCCACAGAAATCTTTCATTGCTTGTTCTTGGTGTGCAATGAGGGTCACCAATAACTAAGTGCGTTGCCATTAGTTTAACTCCTTATCACGTTTCATCTTTAGATATTCAAGAAAGTCTATAACATTAGATTCATCATCAAAATCTGCGACTGAACTAATACTTAGTTCTTTCTCATTTTTCTTCTTATCATCAGCAAAACCACGAAGACCCCATAGAAACGTTGAATGGGGGTCGGATGTTGCCATTTTTATCATGCCTCTAGCTATCGTAGAGCATAATTCGTATTGTTCTGTAGTCATTTTAGATTTACTATCCATTATTATACCACAGTGAAAACCTTTTTGCCACGGGCTAACTATAACTTTAACAGAGTTAAGTAAATTAAATTTATCTTTCTTTCGCATACCAATATTTATCCATATTATCTTTTGTAAATTCTAATACTTTATGTTCAAAACCTCTTTTCATACTTTTTTTACCAAAGTCATTTGCTTTACGTTCATCATCAAATATTTCATTAGTAAATAATTTGTAGTCATTATCTTTTTTACTTTTAAATACTACAAAATATAAATGAGACATAATATTAAAAGAGTCGGTGAAGATTAGACCCCTCAAACTAATCCCCACCATACCCCACGGTATCATCCCTTGGATTAGTTACCGAAGTATACCAAACCCATTTAGGATTTTTACCTTTAGATTGCTGTTGTGGTAACAACTGCAATTTATCTCTTCCCCAACAAGGAAGTTTGTACGGGCAATATGAACACACAAAGCCCAGAACTCTGTTACC